TCTTGTGCCATTTCAATAGTCTTTTATGTTGTTTAAATGCTTCTATCCAAGTTTCTGGATGTTTGTTTTTTCCCTTTGCTATTTCTATCAATTCACTCTGTCCGTAGTGGTTTGACTCTTTTAGTAAGTTTAATATTTGCTCTATCATATTCCAGTTTGGGTTACAATTATATATTCTGTATTTGCTGTTACTCCGTTTAATTTATATTCTAATATAATTACTCCTAACCTATCTAATCCAGTTGCGTTTGCTGGTACTGTAACTTTTAAAACTGCATCTGTTTTATTATTACTTGTGTTAGTATAAGATAAAAAGTCTGTTGATGCTTTAATATTAAAATAGTCATAATCATTTAAGTATATTTCTACGTCAAATATTAATGCATTTTTGTCTGTTTGTATGTTATCCATACTCGCAAATTTATAACCAATAGTACTGGCAGCGTTTACTCCTCTGTAATCTGTCAATAGTTCCAAATCAGTTTCTCCGGTTGTTAAATCCGTAGTAAAATAATTAATAATATATCTTTTATTGCGAATTACTAACCTATCGTTTAATGCAATTCCTAAAGGTATTCCAGCTCCATTTGTAACTGTACTTCCTAATAAACTTGCCGGAAGTAATGCTTTTACTTTTACTAATCTTGTTTTTATATTATATAAATTATCTATAAAGTTTTTATAGTGTCTGAAATATAGGCCTTGTGGTGCAAGTAAATTTAACCAACTTGATTGCTCGTTACCAAAGTTCATAGTCATTAATTGAGAGTGCGTTACATCCGTTGGCATACTATCATACTCATTTGAAAATCTTTGATAGTTAGTTATTTGTGTTGCTGCTCCAACTGAATTACTTACATAAATCCTATCTCCTCCGCTTAAAGTTCCTACCAATCCATTACAATAAATAAGCATCGGTTTTGGTATATATGGTTTATTGTCTTTGTCTACTAATGTAGCAGTCTGAAATAATTTACCTTGAGTTGGAACTTCAAATAATACATTTTCAAAAGGTAATTTAATTTCATAAGTTGAACTCTCTGTAATCCTATCTGAATTGTAAATTAAATCTCCATAATCTTGTTGGTATAAACCTCTATAAGCATCATTTAATATATTATTACTTTCCTCATATTTAAAGTTAATACTCTTAAATAACTTAGGCTTATTTATGCTCATTTCATTCTCGTAAGTATACTCTGTTATATCTAATATTTTTCCAGCGTTATAATACATTTCAAGAGGAATAAACTCATATGCATTGTTTGGTCTTGGAATAATCATTAAATTAAATGCCTTTATTAAACCAGTAATGAAATCTACAATTTTTAAGTCTGGCATAAGGTTACCTATTGGAATAAAAGTGTTTGTAGTATTATTACCAATAGCTCTGGCTTCTCTTGTAACAGAAGTTATTGCATTTGTAGTTCTGTTTCTAAGAATTTCTTGATTTGTTAAACGTAAAGTAAAATCAATTAGCATTGAACTATTAGAACTTATTTGAAATGTGTACGAATGTGCTGGTCCAGTTCCTATTGGATTTGAAATAAAAAAATCTATTGTAATAAATTCTGTTGAAACACCTACTAAATCAAAAGTTGTATAAAGTATTGTATCTCTATAAACATAAACTGTATAAGGTGTTGTTATATTTGATGGATTAAAAGCCATTTGTATACCTATATATTTACCTATAACTTCAAATGTAGTGGTATTACTAAATGGTGTATAATCAGAAATTGTAAGTGTATCACTTGCAAAATTCATCTCTGGCATTGGGGTAGTATAAAATGGTGCTAATCCAGTAAAATTTAATAATAAAGGTTCACTTTTAAAAGTTAATTTTTCAGCTGGTTTTAAATACAAATATAATTTTGTCCATTGGTCTAAACTAAAAAAACTACCGGTAAATTTTATTCCATATTTTGCTTGTATTCTAGCAAATATATCTGAAACTTTTATTGCCGGGAATAACTCATCCCATATTATTGCACCGGCTAAAGTAGTAATGTCTTCTGCTGGTCTTAATGGGTCTTGATAATAATATTTTTTTTGATTTCCTATTAATGGATACTTAACTCCGGCAACTTCAGTTGATATCCTTGTTTTTACAGTTGTGCTATTGTAGTCGTGATTAAAACTTGTAAAATCTAAACTTTTTAATTTTTCGTCTTTTATTATATCTTTTAACTGAACTAAATTTCCGTAAAACGTTACCGAGTAACTTTCAATAAATCCGTCTTTTTTGTCTGCCTTCTCTAATTGAATAGTTCCGTTTTTAAATCTGTGTGTGTTAACCTCGATAAAAGCATCATAACGCATTCTGTGGTCGAATCCATTATCGATACTGCTTTCGTACCAATGCGATAAAATTTGATTGTTTGTCTTTGATGCTGGAATAGTAAACGACTGCGTGTAATCAGTATATAATTTACCTATGTCATTTGCGTTTCCAATTTGTGAAGTAATGCTAATTTTTTCGTCTTTAAATAAATCTAGTCTTTGATAATCACTTCGGTATATTTCAAATTTATCTCCGGTAGTTATTGGTATTCCAGTTTCTAAAAATAATCTAGTTGTATTGTTTGAAGTAATCCAACTAATTAATCCGGTACTATTTCCAGAGATAATCTTAACATAAAAACCAGAATACTGATTTGCAGTCATTGTTAAGTTAGTTTCAATACTTAAAAATGGCGAAGCATTAGTACCAGTAGAACTTCCGCTAATCTCTAAAGTATTTTTCTTAATATAAACCTCTACGCTTAATTTCATTATATCACGTTATTAATTAGTTTATTTGCAAAGTCAAACTCTAAAGTATAGTTTATATTTTTGTCTTTTAAGTACGTTTTCTTTTGCATACTGGTAGTTTTAATTGCAACCGGAGTGCTAGGATTAAGTAATATAGTATCGCTTAACATCATCTCTTGAATGAACTCAAAATAGTCCTCTGTTACCCAACCGGTATTAACTTTAATACTTTGGTTTCCGTTTATGTTAAATGGCTTTTTTTGGCCTTTACGATAATCGTAATCAACTTCTTTTTGCATTAAGGAATAATCGCTATTTTTTACATCAATAGAATTGTAACTCGCTTTGAAAAATGAAAAATGATTCCATCCTCCTAGCTTATTAACAAACCACATAACTTGAATAGGATATTTTGGCTCACAGATTTCCTCTGTTAAAACTTTTGTAAGTAATACGCTAGTAGTTGAATTATATATCTCTACTGTTACACTTGCACCATATACTAAAGGAATCGCATAATTAAAAAAGTCATCAACTCCCGTATAAAAAGTTTCTGTTTTTAAAATAGTACCGGCTTTGTCTATCCATTTAGCTTGATAATTATTTGTTTTTTCATTACATATAAAATTGTAATACGGTATAATAGTATTCCAGTATACTTTTATATTTGGATTTCCCAATAATAAATATGCTTGTGTTTGCGTAAGGTTTAAATTAATTCCGTCCTCTACATTTGAATAGCCATTTACTGCACAAAAATCTATTGTGTCAATTATAGTATATGTAATTCCGTCAGTACTGTAATAAGTTATATACTCTCCTATGCACCATTCCTTTTTGTCTGCTTGTGTTATTGTGCTTGTCGAATATTGTAACTTAAATTTGTCTATGTACTCTAAAATAAATGGTGCTATATTGTAATTGGTTTCTGTTTGAGTTACGGATGCAATACCTTCGCTCATTATATAAGTTGGATTAGTTGGCTTTGTGTCTCCTTTATTCCAAAGTCTTAACTCTACTTTTGTTTTTACTTGGTTTGTCTCATCAATTATAATTTGATAAGGACTTCTCGCAAATATTAAATTTATTGATGCTGCTGGCATATTATTTGAAGTTTGATTTTGCTATTAATTCTATTGTTGACTTTACGTCTAGAGCGAATGCCTCTGCGATTTCTTTCGGCATTAATTTTATGTTTTCCTCTACTGCCTCTTTTAAAAAGTAAGTAGGTTTTATACCTTGATGATAAACTGACTCTCTGACTGCATACGGACTTAATCCTCTCTTGTTACTCCAGTCTATAAAATGTTTAACGCTTGGTTTAACTCCCGGTTTAAAACTGTACGGACTATCTCCGCCATTTTGTTTCCAGAGTTTACCTTTGTTGTTTGTTCTTTTAAACGTACTTGTCTGTTTTCTTACTCCTCCAACTCCTCTGACTCCCTTATCAACGAATGCTCCGTAGTCTGACATTCCAATATTCAAACTAAATGACCGCTTCATAAACTTTACTCCGTTATTAACTACGCTTTTTTCTAGTTTACCGGTGTCAACTTTCTTTTTGTCTTTTAAGTTCTGTTTTGCATCGGCAACAACCTTATCGCCAAACTCATTCATCGCATCTATTAAATGCTCAAATTTTATATTTAACATTTTGAGATGTCGTTAGGTACATTTATAGTTATGTCTGTTTGATATCCGGTTAACATATTCTCCATTTCTTTATCGATTACATCACTATCTGGAGTGCCGTCTAATTCCCAACCGTCTTTGTATATTGTAGATTGCTTTAAACGGCTCAATAAACGATTAATAACATAGAGTTGGTTAGATAGTATGTAAAAAGTATTATCGTTTCCGTAAACGCCTATTTCGTTCTCCTTTGATATGTTTACGATATCTAGATTGAATATAGTAAAATTGAATGATAAGGTATTCTCATTGTGCCTTACTGAATTGTAAACGATATTACATAAAGGGAATATAGTATTTTTATTTAAATCTACTTCCGTAAGTCTTTTAAAAGTTACTGTGTTTATAAATGGATTACTGCTCAACTCTTCGTTTAAAGAATCAATCAAATTGTATAATGCCTCTACTCCTTTTTTATCGTCCATACTTTCTATTTATTTTTTCTAATTGCTTTGCTCTTAATTCGTCTTTGCCTATCTTATAAGAAAGAAACTTAAAGCATAAATGCATATTTAACTTGGTAACCTTTTCAATTCGTGTAACGTCATTTTTAGCGAGTTCAGCGAGTGAAGCAAACCATCCCCACTCTCTTGAAAACTGCGTCTCTGTACTGAACTCATCTTGTTCAGTTCCGTCTCCAAATAGTTTAGGGTAGATGTCACTAAATCCAAGCCTAAATTCCAAAAAAAAACCGTTGCTCCTAGTACAACATTTAACGGCATATCTTTTAGTATTTCGTGATACTTGTCTCCCTCGTATTTCTCAATCAAGTATTTTCCGTCTGCTGCTCTTCCGGTTACCGGTCTGTATAAAACTGCCATAGCAGTAACCATATTCTCCCAGTTGTCTATGTTATTGTTTATGTCCAGAAACTCTCCGAATGATAAGTTATCTAATTTAGGAATCCAACCGAACTGAATACCTCCCAGATTAAAACTTTCTACAAGTGTTTGCTCAACTGAAAGTAAATCAACTATTATCTTTATTACTTTGTTTGCCGAGTCTGAATCAATTTGCTTTGCTTGGTCTTCTGTTATCTCGCAGAATATCTCTAGCATTTTTAAACCTAAGTATGTCTCTTGGTTTTTTTGGCTCTTGCTATACTCAAACTCTTTTAAGTATCTCTGGTATTTACTTAAACTGATTTCCTCTAGTGAACTTGGAACTATTAATTTCATATGTATATAACGTTTGTTTATTTTATTTGTGAGTTATTATTTTACTGCATACTTGCCGTAGTTTGGTCTGGCTAGTTTATCGTATAGGCCATATCTAATTGCATCGATAGTATGGTTAAACATATCAACCGGAGTATTCAATACGTTTCCGTTTTTATCCTCTTGCCATTTGTAATTTCTAAATTCTTTTATCATATTGACTGAATCTTTTGTAACGTAAATCTGGTATCGTTTCATCATATCTATTCCGATGTTAACCGAGCCTTGTCCTTTTGTAGCTGGTTTAATATTCCAACCCATTCGGTATAATTCCTCTATTGATTTTGGCTCTGCACTATCTGCAAATATTTCCTTTCTATCTACTGAGTGTAACTTTAATTTTTCGTTTATATCTCTGTTTGTTAATCCGGTTTGATATAATAACTCTTTCAAATAAATGTTATCGCCTTGCTGGTAAATAGCGACTAATGTTGTCGGGTCATTCGTAAACCCAAAGTCCATTCCATAACTTAAAAACTTGGCCTCTGCTGGAATACTATTGCATTCGTTTATACGGAAGATTAATGCTTGACTTGAGCCAACTTGTCCGAGTCCGTAAATTTTCCAATAGTTTTCGTCAACGAATCTTAACCTCTCGATTTCGTTTACTGTTTCAATATCTAAAAATGGATTGTCTTTGTAGGTAGTAATAAAAAACTCGGCATCGTCTCTAGGTTTTATTTTCTCATAAATAAAATGAAACTCATCTGACGGGTTGTAGTCTAGGATTGCTTTGTCTGTTGTTCTTAAAATTAACTGCTGCCAGTCTTCGAAGTATAATTCATTTGCCTCGTTTATATATAGCATATCTCTCTTACGTCCCCTTACTTTTTGTGGCTGGTCTAAAGATATAAACTCGAATAGATTGTTGTTTAAAAGGTACTCAGAATTACTCTTGTTGTGGTTTGCCTCTTTGTATAAATCATACTTCTTTAATATATCGAAAAAATCCCTCATTGAACTGGCTCTCAATGCTGGATATGTTTTTCTACAAATGGTTATTGTTTTACCGCTATTCCTATTTGAATAAGCAAAGATTAACCACATCAATATATTGTACGTCTTACCGGAACGTGAGCCACCTTGCTCAATAGTAATTCTCTTTGTTGAATTGTCTAGGTGGCTATATATTTTATTGGTTGTTATCTCCATCCGGGTTGTTGTCGATTACTCGTACTGTAAACTCTTTTAGTTCGTGTTTGTTTTCTGACTCTACAAATTGCATCGATAGTTTTTTTCTATCCTCATCCTCGCATAATACTTTAAAGGCTGATATTTGTAAAGTAGCATTGTCACTTCCTACCCACTTGTTGAGCATATAAGATACTGCCTTACTTTTATTTAGTTTGATAGCTTCTTTAATGCTTTCTGATTTTTCTAATTCAAGGTTATAAAATTGAGCAGAAGCTAAATCAGTATAGTGTTGAAAGATATGTTGTATTTTCATTATCTTATTCTTTACTATTATATCTAGTATTTCTTTCTCGTGTTGCTCTTTTGGTTTCATATTATAGGTTTAATTGAATTGTAAATGTATTTGCTTTTCTCTTTGCACTCCTAATCATTCCGGGGTACATTTTAACCAAATCATTAATTGCTTTTTTCTCTATCTCTATTGTTCTATAATCTTTACATCCTCCCTCAGTAACCCAGTGTTCATTTTCCCAATGTAAATATCTTATTCCTAAAATACCTCCGTACTTTACGATATGTCTTAAGCATATTTCGTAGTCTTCTTTTACTTTAAAATTCTCATCAAAATAAAACTCCCCATCGTTTATCATACCCATACAACTAGCGGTTAAATATGTCTTTGTTAGTATTGGTTTATATGGATATACTGAGCGAGGTGCTGCTTCTGTTTTAACTCCCCACATTTTAAATCCTAATTGCTCTGTTAAATCAAATGCTTTTAAAAACTCCTCTGCCCAAAATCCCTCTTCTTTTATTTCTATTTTTTTTGCTTGTGTTCTCCCTAGTTCTGTATATCCTACATTCTTTGCATCGTCATCTAAAAACACTACCCATTTTTCATTTGTATTTTTTAGAATCCAATTCCTAGTATTTGTTATTCCTTGTATTTCATTTGGTATTCCTACTACATTTTTTATATAATGATATTGATGCACTTCGCTTTGAGGCACAAAGAATGTAGCAATATTTGGGAGTATCTTATTTGTTGTAGTTCTCCCGGCTCTATTCTTACTTGGTACTGCTATTAACATATCTTTTTTTTAAGTCTTCCCACGTTAGTACTCTCTCTAAACTTACTGCATCAAAACTGCTTCCCTCTTTATATCCTCCACGTCTTACCATTTTTAGTTTTAATACTTCTTTTAACTCTTCCCAATCATTACTATTTGGCTCTGCCATAATTAAAATATATTCTTTTGGTGGAATCAACTGCACCGATTGTTCAAATTCTAAATTATCTCCCTCCTCTAGATTATCAAGTTTATCATAAATAGGTAAATCCAATCCCCATTTTGTTATGTCTTCTGCATTCCACTCATTTGCTAGTATATCCCAGTCCCACTCTCCACCAGATACATTGTCTTTAATTAAAAATTCTTTTTGTTGCTCTTCGGTTAGGTCTGTTATAATTATCGGCACTTCTTTTAATCCGGCTTCTTTACACGCTTTAAATCTCATATTTCCACCGAGTATAATCATATCTTTATTAACTACGATAGGACGGATGTTTAGCATCTCTGGAAAGTCTTTTACAGACTGAACTAATTTTTTAAACTTGTCATCCTTTATTAATCTGGGATTGTTATGATTAACTTTTACCTCTGAAATTTTTACTATTTTTTGCATATTATTTTAATTGTTGCTCTTGGAAGTCTATTAAGTTGTGAATGCCTTGTAATCTATCTATGTCGTATATGTCTCTTATTCTATTTATAAGTACTGCTTGAGGATTAGTTAGTTTTAAAACTTTGTTTCTTATCTCTTCTAGTCTTTTATCGTCTTTTGCTGCTATGTCGTAATTGTTAACTGAATGTATTACTGTTGCGTGATTGTAATTCTTTCCTTTGCTCTTGTATATGTCTGCTATACTATGTAACGTAAGATTAAAATCTTTGCGTAGTATGTAACAGAATAAACTCCTTGCATCTATTATTGGTCTCTTTCGTGAGTTCTCAAATACATTAACTTTTAGTGTATCTTTTATCTCGTTTGCTATTAATTTGTATTCCATTTATTTTGTTTTTAATTTTAAAAGTAAGTAACATTCTATAAATCTCTCTCGTGCTTTCTGCTTGTGTATTTTTTTAAATAGACTAAATACTACTCGAATATAATTATAATCGCTTAAACAGTCTTTAAATGCGTTTTGAACATACTTTGCTCCATATCCTTTGCAGAAGTTTACATTGTCGGCAGTATCTCCTATTATCATTTGCTCCCAGAAGTTATACTTTGCCTCTTGCTCTGTTATATTGTGATAGCATTGTTTTTTATAATGATAGTCATATATAATACAAGGGAGTTGTTTGTAGTCTTTGTCTATACTTACTATTATAACTTCGTCTCTTCCGAATGTCTCTGTTAAATTAGTCCAGTAAGTAGCGACTAAATCGTCTGTCTCTACTCCGTAACCTATTTTAGCATCGTATTGCTCTTTGACATACTCTTGCAGTTCATTTAGTATAGGAGGGATTTCTCTGCCTATTCTGTTTGCTTTGTATGTTTTGCTTATCTGTTTACGAAAGTTGCCTCTTGCACCAGCGAATGTTATAACCTTATCGACTTCGTGGTCTACTTCAATAGTATTGATTATTTTCATTACTACTTCGTTATACTTGTCTTTTGCCTCTTCGATGTTATGGTAACCGGTATCCTCTGGAGTTTCTTTTTGCTTATAACAACTGCTCCATATTAGACTGTCTGCATCTATTAAAACTATCATATCGTTACAAGTCTAGTTATTTCCTCTATTTGCTCTCTGATTCTTTTGTCTGTTGCCTCTCTAGATTTGTAAACTAAATTTACAATGTGAGGCAAGTCCATAAATAAAGTTTCAGCATTCCAAACTATTTCTCCAAACTCTCCGGTGAAATATATTTCTCCATTTGACTCGCTTAAAGTTTCAGTTTCGTGTACATACATTTGTTTTAGTTTTTTACTCATAATATTTTTTGTTTTGGTTTGTTTACAAAGATAATCTTTTTTATGTTATTAACAAATTTTTAGTATTTATTTATTAGTGATGCTTGGCTCTCTGACAAAAAGTAAACAGTTTTGTTTATAAATTCGTCTCTTTGAAATTTCTCGGTTGCTTTGCAGTATATTATACTTTGCTCCGGCAGTTCTAAAGAATCTAAATAATAAAGATAGTTTCCTCTGGAGTCAAATACATAGTAAAATTTTAAGCAGCCCTCCATTTCCATTAACTTATCGTATTTGTATTTCTCTAGTACTTTAGTTGGATAGTATGCGTGTCTTAATTTAAACTCAATTACGCAGTCAAATCCTTTAGGTGTTTTGCCTCTTGCATCGTAATGCTCAAACTCTCCTCCGGTCCATTCTAATTCCCAACCGTCTAACGTAAGAAGTAAAATGATTCCTTTCTCCCATTTGTGATGCGATGTCTCTTGGCTCATCTTAATTTTGGTGTTGGATTTTTTATGTAAAATTCATTCAAATCATCGATATAACTTTGAATTATTTTAGGACTGCATTTGCAAGGATAGTTAACTTTGTGGTCAAAGTAATGAGCGTGTAACTGACTTACTTTTAAATACTCATCGTTTGAGATAGTATGTCCTAAATTATCTCGGAATGTCTGCCACCATATCCAGTCTTCTTTTGTCATTTTCTATTGATTTTAAATTCGTTCAACTTATCTCTTCTTTTATCGCAGTTGCAGTTAGGATAGATTTTTTTTACTAGCCATTGGATGCCGGTTACTCTGAATAACCATTCTAGTTTATCTCCTAATCTCATAAGTAACTTGTTAATATTAGTAATCCGAAAAATATTATTGCTATTCCTACTGCTACTTTTACTGCTGTATTTAATACGTACTCTAGTTCTTTTTTTTCTTCTGGTGTCATACTATTCGTTTTTTGATTTCGAGTGCTACTTCGTTCCAGTAGTTTAACTCTTTTATTTCTCCTCTGTTTTTAGCGTTTTGAATAAGGCCGTTTATAACTTCTTTTAAATATGGTAGTGAGTATTTACTCAATAATAATTCGGCTCTTAAATCGCTTGTAAATTGGTCGTTTAAATTATGTTTCATTTTTTATTTGTTCTTTGATTCGTTTAACTGTATTTCTTATGCTCCAGTACGATAGTTTTGTCTCTTCGCTTAAATCAGTAATTGAGTAGCTTTCCACGAATATTTTTTGATAAATGAACTTTATATAACAGAGACTTGCTTTGTACTCTGTGTGGTCTTCTATTGCATCTATTTCGTTGTTTAACTCTTTAATCCAATTTGTAACTAAATCCTTTTGAAAATAAAACTTCTCCTCTGAGTATTCGCTTGGCTCTTCTGTTAATATTATCTCTTCAATGTTTACGTATATTTTCTTTTTGTTCTTACGTAAGTCATCGTAAAACATATTTTTTAAAGTTACGTATACAAAAAAGAAGTTTATCTCTTCGCCATCGTACATTAAATCGTTATTTTTTATCTGACTATAATTATAGATTTTGATGTACATCTCTTGTACATAATCCTCTGCGATGTCATCTGGGCAGCCAAATGATTTAACGTATTTTAACCAAGTGGAATGCTTTAAGAATAGGACATCGAGTATTTTCATTTTATAAAAAGTTAAGTTGACTTTCTTTTATAGTCCTTAATATTGATTTTCCGTCTATACTAAATCCTACGTTATTCTGCAAAGCTACAATTTCAATCGGATTATCAATACTAGTAGGTCTGCCTCCGGTTTCTATCTCTTTAATCTTTCGAATATGCAGCATTGTAGTTGTGTATAATTGTGGATGCAAAGTTAACCGGTGTACAACAATAAAATCGTCTGCTCTGTTTACAAACTTTCCTCCTCCCTCTACATCCGAAGCCATTGGAGGAAGTGGATGTCCAGCGAATGGATGGTCTGCTCTATAAACTTGTCTTAATGCGTTTGTATTTGCGTGAGTGTTTAACCAGAGACTAACTTTATTTTCTTTGCAGTACATTCTCATCTCAGTACACGCTTGATAATCGTACTCGTGGCCTCCTAGAGTTTTCATTAAATCGTTATCTTTAATCAAAGCATTGTACGGGTCTAGTAATATTCCGTTGTAATTGAAATCTCTCTTTACTTTTTTAAACATATCGATTGCAGAATGATAATCGTACATTGTTGCGTTATCTACAAACTTAAAATGCTTATTGATAAATTCTGTGTGAGTTTTAAAGTTACTTTCAGAGACTAAATTTATCGGAGTCTCGTCTAGGAATTCAACTAATTTACGAATCAAAGAGTAAGAATCATTCTCGGTGCTGCAAACTAGCCATTTTAAATCGTGCTTTAATGAATAACAAAGCATTAAATAAAGAATAGAGGTTGTTTTACCAACGTTTGCGTGTCCAAGTACTATATTGAAATTTGATGTCTTAAAACGTATATATTCATCTAACTGGGGTATGTCTAGTTTTAATCCCTCTTTGAGTTTACCGGACCTAATTTGTCTGAGTATATCTAATTGTTTATTGTAATCTATTAGCATTTTTGTTTTGGTTTTTAATATACCGGCAGCAAGTTTATTTTACTGCCGGTTTATAGTTAATATCAGAAAGGAAGTCCGTCATCCTCTAGTTGTACAGTCTGAGGCATCTCTGCTTGTCTGTCTGGCATAAAACTGCCGGAAGACTTCTCTTTCTCTCCTTTGTTAATTTGCCATCCTTGAATGTTTGCAAAGTACTTACCTTTCCATTCTGTGCCTCTCAAGTTGATTCCTATTTTAACAATGTCTCCAGTATTAAAGTTGTCTAATAGTGAAACTTTGTCTTGTGTAAATTCAACCGGAATAGTTTGAGGATATTGCTCATCAGTTTTAACTACTGCTAGTCTCTTTCTGAATCCTTTTGCTCCGATTGTTTCTGTTTCTCCTATTACTATTAATTCTCCTTGTATTTCCATTTTATTTGTTGTTTAAAAGTGCTTGTTTTACTTCGTTAGTTAATTTATATTTTTTCTCTATCAATTCTATATCTCCTCCTCCGGCTAAATAGTCAACAGCTTTTTTATATGCCTCTGTTCCAATTTCTAAAGATACTGTCTCTTTTGCTTTTACCGGCTCTTTTGAGTGCGTATTAGTTGCATCTGCATCGGCAGTGTCGTCTATTAAAAGCAAATTGCCTAATGCATATTTTTTGCAGTATGAACTGGCAGAGCCAAACGCTTGTGGAGTTTGCATTCCTTTTTGGTTTAAATCTATTCCCACTACCGCAGAGCAGTCAATACTCTTTCCACTCTCGCAGTCCCAGATAGTTGCTACCGAAGTCATAACTGGAGGATTTGCGTTTATTAGTTGTTCGTTAATAGTGAAATAAACTCCGTATTTTTCATTCATTGGTTTTAATCCCTCGAGGATATCCTCTGCACTTCGAAAGTTGTACTTTCCGAATGAATTAAATCTGCTCTTTTTTGCTTTAAACTCTTGCTGGATTCTGCAAAGTTTCTCTCCGATACATAACGGAATTTCAATTGCTGGTAATTCGATTTTGTTTTTCATTTTTAATTTGTTTTAAAGGTTGTATTAGTATTTGATTGTGTAAAGGTATAAAAACTTTGATTGTAATAATCGCTCAAAATCTCTGCGTTATGAACTTCGATGTTCATTGTCAGTCTTTCGACTTCGTCCATTAATCTTTTGTTCTCGATTCTTAATGCTTCGTTACTCTGGTTTAAATAATTTACCAGTTCTTTTGTACTCCAGTTCTCGTTGTTTTTCATTTGTTTTTGTTTTTAGTTAATTATATTCACTGTACTCGTAATATTCGTCATAAAAGATTGTATAGTCTAAATGCGGAAACAATAGACTATATTTTACTTGCTCTTGCTTTGCTTGTCTTTGAGTTAAAAAAAGCATAAATACTTTCCCCTCTTCAAGCAAAACATATCTAGTGTCTTGTATTTCCATCATTATAGGTTTTAATGTTTATAATAGCGGTCTTTTTTTCTCTCTCTACCGGCTTGATGTTAAATGTTATTTCGATATGTGTTAATTCTTTGTCTCTTTCAAACACTCTTCGCATCTCTGAATATATCTCTATCCAATCCTCTAACCTCATCTGTATAACTCTTTTATGGAATCAATCCTTTTAAAAACTATATTCTCTTGTAAAAAGATTTTTAATGCATCTTGAAATGTTGGTGCTTCAATTACTCTTTCAATGTCTGTACATTCGTCCCAACATTCGGCCCAGTAAGTTACTAAATACTTTCTCATCTTATTTACTTAAAGCTACTCTACAACCGTCCTTAATTAATTCAATCCACTCCGGGTTATCTGAATATAAATACTCATAAACTTTAAATCCGTTTGTTATTAAATACGCTTGTACTTCGTCTGAATGGTT